CTCCGATATACCTGATGGTAAGTCTGGCAACCGTAGGCTTGCTGTTGGCTGTGTTTATTGTGACTATAAACAACTATGTTGGAGTGATTCTAATGGGGGTAAAGGACTTCGGGTATTTAATTATGCACAAAATAAAAAGTATCTTACTGAAGTAGCAAGAGAACCTGATGTTTTAGAAATAAAAGAATCTTAATGCACTGGAGACACACTAAAAAAGTTACACCTGATCCTGATAAATACTTTGGGTTTGTCTATAAGATAACAAATAAAAAAACAAAGAAGGCTTACATAGGTTGTAAACAATATACAATGAAACGCAATGGTAAAAAAGTTGTGTCTAATTGGAAAGAATATATGGGGTCTTCTAAAGCGTTACTAGAAGATATAGAAAAAATAGGGAAGAAGAATTTCTTATTTGAATTTATAGATCAGTACGAAAACAAAAGAACAATGAAGTATTATGAACTTCACTATCAAATAAAGTTAGGAGTTCTTACGAAAGTAGTTGACGGTACTGATTTGTTTGCCTATTATAATAATTATGTTGGCGGTCGATTTACCAGACCTATAAAAGGAGCAAGTGATATGGAGGAAATTGATAAAGAAAAACAAATACTTAATAAACAATTATCTAGTTTGAAACTACAACTAAATAGATCACATAAAAGGATAGAGCTTTTGACAAAGGATTTAGAAAAAGCAGCGGGCATGTCTATAGATAAGTCTTGGGAATCTTTAACTAAAAATAACGTAGTAAATTTTGAAGAGTATAAACAAAAATTTAAAACAAACAGAGAAGACTACAACGCACTGCATGACTTTATGATTGAGTGTGGTTATAATCCAACAGATTCCAATGATGTTTCTCAGTTCTGGAATGACGTGGAAGAAGGCAGTACGGGGTATGAGCAATAAAAATCTTTGGCAAAGAGAAAGAAAGCAGTTGTTTAAAGAATTAACATCTCGCTATCAAGAAGAAGGTTATGATGTTAAAACTGCTAAGCGTTTTGCTAAAGAAGAAGTAGAAGAAATAAAAAAGGGCAAGAAAAAGAAGAAAGAAAAGAAACCTAAGTTATATTCAATAGATGAAATTTTAGATACTCTTGATGAGAAAAAAGATAAGTA